GCCAATGCCCCAATCGCCACCCGCCAGAAGAGCATAACAACTGCCGTAAAAATCGCCTTTGCCGCCATTTTGAGAAGTCCACCCAGAACCGCCAGCCGCCGATGTCGAAGCGAGCCATTGCCATATTGAGCCACATCCTTCTTCCACTCCGTAAATAGATATCATGCGCCGATTTGCAGTATCCTTTCGTCCTCCGGCTCCACCGCTTGTAGCTCCAGTTTCATTCGCACCAAGTACAGCCGTTTTTTCATTAGACCCAAGCATCGCCGCCGCAAATTCTTCATCAGTGAGCAGTGACTTATTTACGCAGAACATATCCTCGACAAAATCGACATATTGACGATTTCTTGTAATTGCTCCTTGATAAACTGACTTTGTATTCACTCCGGTTCCAGAAGGCAGGTAAATATCACACCAGAAATCAAGTGTTGGAATATATACCATTCCTTTCGGACTGCTGTGCGATCTATGGTTTAGACACCAAACCGAATGCGGAAGTATGTCTCCGGCATTATATCCGTTCAGAAGATGCTCTAGAGAGATACCGCCAAACATATAATCCAAACCTGTGCCAACAGAAACACAAAGAGTATGAAAACCGATAATGGCGAGTACTTGGTTTGATGTATATCCTTGAGGAACATCAGCAGTATCAACTATTATTGATAAACCATCTCCTTGCGGAACAAGGAAAACAGTATAATCCTTTCCCGGTTGTAAAGAAGAACCAAGAAGGCTTTCTATATTCAATACAACGTCTGTATCTGCTTTGAACCAACGCTCAACACCGTTAACTGTAAGAGGAATATAAGTACCGCGCTGAATGGTGATTTGTTTTTTGCCGGAGGCGATGGCATACTGTCTATATCTTGAAATAAGTGGAAGCGAGTTTGCCGCGACAAGACCTGTCGGAAGTATAATGCTCATTTTTCCGGTTACAGAATCAACAGACACCGATCCTTCGTCTGTGCTTCCCATGACAACGCCGAGAACATTTTGATCAGCGGTTTTTATTGCATCGAACCCGTCATCGCACCACTCATGAATAGGTGGATCGGTGTCTGGTGTGTTTGTCAACGCCCAGACATGGCTATCAAAAAGATTTTTGACGTGAGTTCCGTTCCAAATATCATTTTTGTCTTTTGAATGTATTTGTGAAAGAGCATAATCATTCAAATCTTTTTGAGTAAGGTTTGATTTACCGAAATCAAAAGCGGTAAGATAACCGCCGCGCCCCTTCATGGAGTTTATTGATGTGGTGTGGATATCAATATCCGTCCGGTTCGCGTCTACCTGCGCTTGTGTGGCTTCATTAGCCTTCTTGTTAAAAGCCGTTCTCTCAACAAGCTGTTTTGCCTGTCGGTTCGCAACCGCTTCATCTCCGTCTCCGGCAACGATATCATCGTCAATTGAAATTTCGTAAACCTCTGGGAAACTGGGATTTACAGGTTCTAAAAAGTTTGCCATTATTTTCCTCCTAATTTAAAATAATAGTCCATTGACCTTCAAGAGATATGTCCCTTTGTTTATGAATAGGATTCTCCCTTGCCTTTCTCGCAAACAGCGTACCATCAGCGGTAAGCAGACCAAATTCGAGAATTGCCATGCCGTTATTTTCAGTTACCAGCAATTCCCAATTAAACTGTACTCTTCCGGCTTCGGGATAAGAAAAACTTGAAATTGGTTTTGCAAACTGATTCGTTATAGCTGAATCAGTCAGTTCAGGCATTTTCCCACTCGTGCCAAAAGCAATTTTTGCAATATGCCGCATATTAAATTCTCCTGATACCAAATGCGACATCTGCAATCTCGCTCCATTTACGACAAGATTGCTTTCTTCGTATTCTTCCACCAGAAGACCGGATTGCAAAACTCTCATCCGAAACATCCCTTTTATTGGAACGTTATCAAATTGTTTATTCATCGAATACCTCCATAATTTATTTTTATCCCAACGGGATAAGTTTCATGCCGTTATATTTAATCGCGCCGTTATATTTATACTCGCCGTTGTATTTTTGATGCCTTCTAATTCCGACCGAGACATTTTCGAGCATTTCAAGATTGTCCACTTCGCCGTTAACAGGCATCGTAAAGTCAAGAACATCAACTGTGCCTGATCTGTATTTAAATGGCGGTATTGGCTCATGTTCGACATCAACTTTCCCTGTTCCGTTATATTTTGCGTCTCCGTTATATTTGAAACGACCGTCATATTTGGCTCTGACTTTCATTTTTTTATTAACTGTTTTTCCGTCATATTTAATCATTCCGTTGTATTTTAAAGGATTGATAAAATATTCCTTCGTGTTTTTTATTACGGAAATTAATAGTCCGTCAGTGATGATAACAGTTTCAATATAGTTAAATATTTCAGCAATTGATAAGTAAATATTCGGGTCTAATATATTATCTAAAAATTCAAATACCCATGTTCTGTCTATTGAATTCAATTCGCTTATTTCAAGATATACTTTCAGAAACTCATCACGAATTAAAAATCTGCTTCCAAAGCGCGTTTCAAGCTGATCCAAAATATATTTTCTTTCTCCGGCTTTTGAAAGATAAAAAGACGCAGTTGCCACACGTTCACGATAATCAGCTTCGGAATCATAGGGCAATTCTGGAATGTTTAATGACTCTCCGTGTTTTCGCAGTGTTTGCGGATCAGCCAGATAGGGAAAATGGGCTTTAAATGCTTTTTCCGCATCTCTTTGGACGATCTCAAATATTCTCCCTATTGCGGAAAAAAGAGAACCGCGATTTTTTTTCTCTATTCCCGGTGGGTCAATATTTTTTTTGATCCAATTTATCATGTTCACACCTTAACCGCCGTTATTGTGGCTTCGATTATAGAGTCCCCATCAGGCTGGACATCCCTTTCTGGCGAAACAATCTCGATTGTTTTCAGGTTCATTGGTTGATACATTTTATAAAGATCAGCGAGTTTGAAACGTCCACCGATACCGAGATTATTCACATAACTATTTGCGACAATCGTCACATCTCCTTCAGACGCATCGCCGGAGAATTCAATTCGTAATTCTACAGGCAGAATATTTGGGGCTTTTACTTTTACGTCAAAAGCCATAAGTTCATGGTCACGAAGATTATCGCGCACAGCTTGTAATAATTCCGAACTGGGCTGTCCTGTCACCGCCGCTATAATAACGTCCGTGCTTCCGGCTCCTCTCGGAGTTCGCACAATACGCGCGGCGCGGACTCCGTCAACCTCTTCGGAATAAAAACGATAAACTTCTTTCGTGTCTCCTAGAATCTGACTGCGCCAGCGCGATTTTATTCTTTCTCGGTATAGATCGTCCTCTTCATCATCCTGTCCGGGTGTGCTGATCCAGTCCTCTTCAACTGAAACTGAATCGAGTCCGTTAATAACTCTCGTCAGCCTGATTGAGATACCGCTCCCGATGTTATATTCAAGACCGGGATGTTCGGCGATTACCGGAATAGAAAATTCAGTGTTTGCCTTGAAATTTACATTTTCGGAAACTTTATATCGCAGTTCAGTACCTTCAACCACAGCCCATGTTCCGGCAGATATTGAGCCGTCTCCATAAGATTTGCCTGAAAATGTACCGGAAGTTTTTCCGGCTTGTTTTCTGACAACGCCGAGCATGAGACCCCACAATGAAAGGAAAAATCCGGTCGCATTATCAAGAGTGGCATTATTAAAAATAGGATTAATTGCCTTGCTATAAATTGCAAAAACAATCCGCGCAATAGTTTCGATAAATCCGCGCAGTACTCCAACGCTTTTGAAGTTTGACAGCTTAGTCTCCTCTTTGGCTATAGTGACAATGTCATCGCGGATTTCGTTTTCGTTTTTATTGATCCAACTCTCGTTCATATTTTCTCCTTCAGATCGTATTCAAGAGTCTCTGGCGATACCGCGCCAAGCGGAGCGAACTCCAAGCGAAATTTTTTATCTGATTTCTGATGCGCTGTAATGCTCAATGGATCGACTCGCTGATCTTCAAATGCCACGCGTTCCAATTCGGTGGTCACCGCATTTGCGTCAATCTCTGCGGAGTTCAGCATTTGCGTCATTGTACTTCCGGCTTCTTTATCCCAAAGCAGACTGCCGGGAGAAGTTTTTAACGTCTGATCAATATCCTGTGCGACACAAGCCGCGCCGGAGATAACCTCAATATCGCCGTCAGGTGTAAAAACAATATCATCGTCAACTAACTTGAAATCCGTTCCGTAATCGGTCATGACAAGCCTCCTGAACCTGTGCCGGAGATGAATGGGGCTTTCAAAGTGACATTTATAGTTCCGGCTTTAAAATATGAATCGACAGCGGTCACAAACTGGGTCGCAAGATAATCATCGCCGCCAGATGTCATAGAGTTCATTGTTAAAAAACAGGTTTTTAATATCGTTTCAATGATCGTTTTCGTTCCTGTAAAATTCCCTTTTCCCTGACCGGAGAATGACGAAGTCACTCCGGCAGGCGTTGTTACCGTACCGCTTGATGTTGTTGTTACGGTATCATCTGCCGTGCAAACTTCGTCAATATCGCTCGCAATATGCACAGCGAGATCGTCATTTGAATATGCGTTTTCAAAAGTGGCTTTTAATTTAATTTTCAGATCGCCATCATTTATTGTCATTGTTCCATCGCCGACTCCGACATATACACCAGCCGGAGCCGCGCCGCCATCCGTTGTTGATACTTTGCCGGAGACCCCAAATTCCTTTATTGCGACCGCTATTTGTTCAGCCAACCAAGCGTCATTTTTCGATCCGTCCTGCATCATGGCGAAAATGCTTTTTAACTTTGTTTCAAATACAGTTTTTACTAAAGCCATTCTATGCCTCCAGCAATTGACCCAAATCGGTCTTGTCTTGTGTAATTTTGGTTATATCATCCGGACTCACAACGTGCTGTGCCGGACTTCCAACAGTTTTCATTCCCATAACATTTTGGAAATGAGTATCGAGAATAGTGAACAAACTTTTTGAGCTGTTTTTAACGGCGCATTTATCGCCGTTCAAAATTACTTGTAACTTGCTGTTGTTTGCGGTTATTTTTTTTTCTTTCTCCAATTTGACTGTACAGCCGTCTCCATTGTCGAGGCTGATACCTTTTTCTTTTGCGTCAATAACGATCTTCATGCCTTCGCCGTCAGTGATAATAAACTGATCTTTCTTGAAATCGTCTGCTTCATACTCATCAGACCACATTCCAGCCACAAATGGGTATGCAGGATTCCAAGCAAGAAATTCTATAATCACCACTTGCTCTTCATTCGGGATCGCATACAAGCCGCGCTTTTTCTTTCCAGCCCATATCTGGGGAATAGGAACTTCGGAAATAATCTGATCGGTATCCTCAAGCGTTCCAAGTTTAAGAACCTGCACATCAACCGAATATTTATTTTTACCGGAGCCTTCATGTACTTTTATTACTCGCGCCAGTACCGGAGCGGCGCGGTTCGGCAAAAGAGCGTTCAGCAGATTATTGAGAAAATCACTACTGCGTATCATGATGCCTCCCGATGCCACAAAATAAGCCGCGAATGCGATCCGCTTATGGAGAGATCTGTCCTGTTGGCAATTAATTTCTTACCGTCAATCTTCACTTCCTGTGAGTGACGTATCGGCATGGGCAATACCTCAATTTTTCCGATATCCTTTTTCAGAATATTTTTACCGGACTCAAACTCATAAACCGCGCCTTCATTTTTTCCGGTATCATCGGCAGTACCGAATCGGAATGTATTCTCCGCATCAAAGAAAAAACGGAGACCAGTATGCCCATGTTCAGCAAGCGTTTTTATGAGTAATTTGATACATAAAATAGCGGATATTTTTTCTGTGGAGAAACGTGCTATTTCTACTGACGGACAAGTCACGGCGGTTTTGTCAATTCCGGCTTTGTCCAGGGTGTCCTGAAGTATCACACTGGCGTTTTCCTTTCGATAAGCGGCGATAATAGTTGTTATAAATAATTTTGAATAGCTGTCAGTCAAAATCAAATCGCGTGACGCTCCGTGAATTCCGGCTGACAATACTTCGCCTGTAAAGAGAAGGTGTTCCTCTCCGGCAAAAGATAAATTAACCTTTACCGGATCGCCTGATTTTCCGATTTCCGATTCTGCCGGAAATTTAAGAACCGAAACTACTGAAGAAAGTCCTTCATCGGTAATAAGAGAAAAAGCAGAGGGGCGTTTTTCAACGGCACTGCCGTTGATTGAAACATTTAATACTGGACGTTCAAAGCGGATATTATTTTCCATAACGCGCCTCTATTTTTTTAAACTCTTGCCAATCTTTATCAGAAACTTGCATTCGATCCTTCGCCTTCGTTATATTCTCCTGTTTTGTTTTTGCCGCTTCGCTCTGCCGATCTTGGACTACTCCGGAAGCACTGTCATATTCCTCAAATTCGAGAGCGACAGTAATCATCCGGCGCGTTCGGCTTTCTGTCGATTCCAACGAAGTGAATAAAAGTTTCTTTGTTCCCCATGCGTTGATCATGGGATGGCTCAAAACATATTGTTCCGGCTTTCCGTTATCTTTAACTTTCTTAAAAGCCGCCGTGATCTGTTTGAGAGAATCCCATCGTGTTTTTCCGGCTCCGGGGTCATCAATTATTGACATGGAAATCAGCAGAGCCGCATCGTCCCATCCCTGAACGATTTTTACCTTGCCGGAACGCCCTTGCACTTCTTTATTTTCCAACAGCAGGGAATCGCTTATTTTTATTGATTCCACTATGCCCGGAAGTATTTCGGGAGGCGATCCGATTTTGAGAATTCCCTCATCGCTGTCAAGAGCAAGGATCATACCGGAACCTCCTCTGGACTGTTAACTGAATGCATAATCATTCGTACAAAATCAAGAAGGCTTTGGCACTCGTCAGCTTGTAAATACAAATTTTGAATGTGGATAGTTTGCGAGCCTGCGCTCTTTGACGATCCTTCGCCGGACGGAAATGCTATTTCTCCTCTTGGCATAGCGGCAGAAAAAACGACATCGGCTTTTTCTCGCAGATCGCTCTCGTCCATGCCGGAAGCGAACGTCTCCGTCAAAGCGCGACCTGAAGTTGTGAGCATTGAAAGCGGCCCCTCTTGAGCGTCTGAATGTGGCATCTGCCGTGCGACAGGTTGTAAAGAATTGCTGAACGCCGCCGCAGGCGCGGAGGCGTTGCTTTGAATGCCGCTTGCAAAAGCATCGTTGAGCGCGGCTCCCGATTCCTTGCCGCCTCCAACGAGTCCTTTGAAAAATCCACCGACTTTATTGAACACGCCGCCAACCACATCACCGACCATTTTGAACGGCGCGATAAGGGCTTCCACTTTACTTCCGACCCAATCAATGAATCCTTGAATTGTCTCTTTGGGATTGTTCCACAGATTAACAAAAAATTCTTTTATCGCGTCCCAGTGTTTTATAATAAGAGCCGGTATTCCGATGATGGGGAAAAAGACCGCGACTGCGGCGAGAATCCAATCAGACGCTCCGAATATAAGATTTTTAATCCAGTCCCATGCGGC